TGCTGGACGAAATCTTCCCCGCAGAAAGTTGAACGAATCACCGGCATAACAGGAGGCTTATATGGCAGACAACAAGTTTGTAACCCTCGAAGCTCTCAAATCCACCGCTGCACGCCTGCAGCAGGAATGGCTCAAGTCTATTTCCAAGGCGGGCCATGCCACTTTCCGCAAGGCCGAAGCCATTCCGACGGTCGATGAAGCGCAGGACAATGTGATGTATCTGGTCATGAATGACAAGACGCAGCACTATGACATCTACGCAAAGGTCGAAGGTGCGGTCGTCCTGCTGGATGATACCACCGTTGACCTTTCCGGCTATGCCACCAAGGAACAGCTGGAAGCTGTTTCTGGTGGTCTGGGTGGCACGGTATACGCCGCGACCAAAGCTGACCTGTCCGCATCCGACGACAGCGTGATCTCCGGCTACTTCGACCAGAACAAGGACGCAAAGCCCAAGAAGGGCGATGTCTTTGTCGTGACCACCACCGTGGACGGCTCTACCTATGAGCAGTCCGCATACTTCTATGATGGTTCCGCATGGGCAGCAATGACCGGCAGCGTGGATGCCGACAAGGTGATCCTGCGGGACAACATCACGCTGGCCGGTGGCTATACGCAGGTCGGCAACCTGACTAAGAGCCAGAACGGCACGGCGACTTTCCAGACCAAGGGCAAGAGCGTCATGGATGCCCTGACCGAAATCTTCTCCAAGCGCCTGCAGCCCACCATCACCGCACAGCCGTCCATCGGAACCTTTACCCTGACCGGTGCCGGTGCGGTTGAGGCGGGCACCAAGGTGGCCGCTGCAGCCTACTCCGGGGCAACGCTGAATGCTGGTTCCTACCAGTACGGCCCGGCGACCGGTGTTGTAGCGACCAACTTCAAAGTGGAGCGCATCACCAACGCCGCCACCACGCAGGTTGCATCCGTGGATGCTGCATCCCTGACCGCTGGCTCCGACAACAACGGCGGCGTTGGCTTCATCATCGGCGACGCTGGCGGCGACAA